GCTGGCGCCAAACGAATCCCACATCACCACCTGGGTCTCGAGGTCGCCGGCAACCAGCCGCAAGGGCGCCACAATGCTTCCCTCGATTGCTGGCGGTGCTGCGGTGTTGCGGTTGATGATCAGCGAGCCGGATACGGCGGCAGTTGCAAATGAGGTCGGCGTGCTAATGACCATGCCGCGAACGTTCGGCGTGTTGGTCCAGCCGTTGTTTTGCCGGGAATAGCTGGTGCCGTCGCTGGTCGCTTCGGGAAAGCTCCCCGTGCCGACAACTGAGCCATTGACCATTATCCGATTGGCATTGATATCGCCAAACACCGATCCACCCGATGGGGGCGACGGATTGCCGACGACTAGACCGGTGCCGCTAAAGACGGCCTGCTGTTGTATCGACCCGCTGTCGGTCGGAGTCGTCCACACCGACACCGCCGTGCCGCGATGATTGGCGTCAATCCAGTCTTGGGTTGCAGTGCACTGAAAGCGCGCGTTGCCGGTAGGGCTAAAGCCGGCACTCCCGTCATAGCCGCGCCATGCAAGGTTGCCGAGCTGATCGCCGCTGTTGATCTGTGTCAGGAGGGTGGACGGCGTGCCATTAGCCCGACGAAAGATCAACGACCCAAAATTAGCGAACGTGTCCAGCACATAAGCGGCGGTTTCGCCATTTCCCGAGACCACCCAAAACGGGGTAACCGTACCGCTTGGCGCCGGCGGCAAAGCCGTATTGCGGTTAATGATCAACTGCCCCGGCGAGATCCCGCTGATCGTCCCGCCGGCCAGCGGCAGATAGCTCGCGGCCACCGCAGCCGCGGTTACGTAATTCTGGTTGACCGCCGCGGTGATCAGACCGCGGTTGTTAAAGGTAATCCCCTGGACTGTCGCGGCTGTCACCGCGTTGGTGAGCGACAGCACGCCGCCAGCCGCGATCGTCGCATCGCCGCTGACCGTCACACCCCCGACCACCGCGGTGCCGATCCCGGAATATTGCGCAAGCTGCGGCGAACTGCCGGTGCCGACCGTACCGCTGCTGGTCGAGATCGGCGACCATTGCGGCAGACCGCCGACCACCGCGAGCACCGAGCCGGCCGTGCCGATGGTAAGCGGCGTCAGGGCCCCGCTAGCTGCCCGGTAGTGCAGATCGCCGGTCCCGCTGCCGGGGAGCGCCAAGTTGAGTGAGATCAGCGACGAGCCGTTGAATGTCGCACCTGAAGAGCCGCCAAACCCGGTCCCGGTGTTGTACTGCACCTGAGCGGGCGAGCCGCCGGGTGTGCCGCTCCCGCCGCCACCACCAGCCCCCACGACAACCCCGTTGACCATGATCCGCTGCGCGTTGAGATCGCCGACATGCATGCCGGCGCCATCGATTGGCGGGGTCGGGACACCCACTGTCAGACCCGGCCCAAATGTCGCCTGCGGCTGGATGGTCGAGAATCCCGGTGGGGTGGTCTGCAATTGTATCGAGGAGCCCCAGGCGCTGTCGGTCCAATCCTCCAGCGCGAAGCACTGAAAGCGCGCGGACGCGGTCGTGTAATCCGCCGTGTCGTGACCGCGCCAGGCCAGATTGCCCAGCTGATCGCCGCTCTTGATGGGTAATGGCGAGCCGACGGTTCCATTGGCGCGACGTAGAACAAACGCGCCAAAATTGGCGACTGCATCGAGTACAAAAGAGTTGCCTTCGCCTGGTGCGCCAACCCCCCAGAAGGTCGGGACGGCGAGTGCCGGCACGGGCGGCATCCCCGATCCGCGATTGACAATCGCCGATCCGGGGGAAGCCCCGAGTACCGTCAGACCGCGCAGCGTCAGGTTGTTTACCCAACTATTGTTTTGCCGAGAGTAGCTGGTGCTGTCTGAGGTTGCGTCGAGAATGCCGCTCCCCGCGGCGACCGGCTGGCCATTTATAAAAATCCGCTGCGCATTGATGTCGCCGATTGTCGGGCTCGGTTGCGTGGCCGTCGGGACGCCGACTGTCAGACCGGGGCCGATCGTCGCCTGCAGCATCGGCGTTGCCGAGTTCAGCGGGGTGGTCAGCACCTCGATCTTGGTGCCCTGCGCCTGATCGGTGAAGGGTTCGAGCGCGGTAAACTGGAGCCGGGCGTTGCCGAGAGAGTGATATCCGGTCGTGCCGTAGCCGCGCACCGCCATCTGACCGAGAATGTCCCCGAAGGCGATCGGGGTGGTGCCGCTGCCATTGGCGCGGCGCAGGATCAGCGCTGCCTGGTTGCCGATGCCGTCGACCAGCGCTATGGGGACTTCGTTGATGGCGCCGGCCGCCCACAACACCGTGGTCCCGTTGGCCGCGCCCGCCGGCAAGCTCGCAGCTCGCTGGATTGTCAGGCTACCAGGGGTCGTGCCGGCGATCGTGCCTCCGGCGAGCGGCAAGAACGCGCCGCCGGTGGCCGTGGCCACGGGAACCCCGTTGACGTAAATCCGATTGGCGTTGAGATCGCCGGTCTGCATCGCCGTCGTCGGCGCGACGGGGCCGCCAATCGTCAGCCCCGGACCAAAGGTCGCCTGAGTTTGGATATTCGCGCCGCCTAGCGAGGTGGTCTGCAGCTGCACCGACACGCCTTGCGCTTGATCGGTCCAGTCCTCGAGCGCGTAGCATTGAAAGCGCGCGACCGCATTGGTGTACCCGCTCGGGCTGTAGCCGCGCCAAGCGATGTTGCCCAGCTGATCGCCGAGATTGATATGGCTGGGTGCCGCCGCACTGGTATTGGCGCGGCGGAACAACAGCGCGCCAAACCCGGCGAATGTGTCGAGCACATAGGCGGTTGGCTCGCCGGTGCCGGAGACCACCCAGAACGGAGTGACCACACCCGCCGGAGGGGTCGGCAAGGTGGCGCCGCGATTGACGATCAGGCTACCCGGCGAGGTGCCGCTGATCGTGGCCCCGCGGAATGTCGGGGTGTTGGTCCAGTTGGTATTTTGCCGGGCATAGCTGGTGTTGTCCGCGAACGCATCGGCGATGCCGGCAACCGGATTGCCGTTTTGCAGCACCCGCAGCGCGTTGATGTCGCCCGGCAGGTTCCCGCCGATAGGTGCGGCCGCATTGCCGACCGTCAGACCCGGGCCCAATAGCGCGGTGACGACCGGTGTGGTCGAGCTTGCGCCAGCCGGCGTCGTCCACAACTGGATCTGCGTACCCTGCGCGCTGTCGGTCCAATTCTCCGCCGCGGTCGCGCTGATCCGCGCGACACCGGTCGACCCCCACCCGGTGGTGCCGTAGCCGCGCCAGGCGTAGTTGCCCATCTGATCGCCGGCCTGCAACGCCGCCGGAGCTGTAGCGGTCCCCCGTGCGCTGCGCATCATAAACGCGAGCACGTTGGCGAACCCGTCGAGCACGACAGCGCTGGATTCGCCGTCTGCGGCAACCACACGTAGGGAGGGCGTGGTAAAGGCCGGAGGTGCGGGCAGGACCGTGTTGCGGTTGATCGTCAGGGTGCCGGGTGCCGTGCCGGTGATCGTGGCGCCAAGCAGATGTGGGATGTTTGTCCACTGACCGCTTTGTCGGCTGTAGCCGGTCCCGTCCGAGGGCGCCTCGGGGATGCCGCCGGTGCCGGGGGTGGTGCCGCCGGTCGGGACACTCCCGTTGACCAGCAGGCGCTGAACATTGATGTCGCCGATCTGCATCCCGCCGATCGGCTGCGTCGGGTTGCCAACGGTAAGCCCGGGACCAAACGTCGCCTGCAGGACCGGTGCGGTCTGCCCCGGCTGGGTGGTTTGGATCAGTATCCCCGACCCTCGGCCGGGGCCAACGGTCCAATCCTCGGTGGTAACCCCGGTCAGCCGCGCGGCACCCAGTCCGTAGCCCGCAGCACCATAGCCGCGCCAGGCGATCGAACCCATCGCCGCCCCCGAACCAAGCGGCTGCGGCGCGGCGTTGGTTCCGGCGGCGTGACGCAGGATCAGCGCGTCGGGAATGCCGCCGCTGCCGCCAAACGAGTCCCACACCACCGCCTGGGTCTCGCTGTCGCCGGCGATCAGCCGCAGAGGGGCCGCAATGCCCGCCTCGAGCGACGGCGGGGCGGCGGTGTTGCGGTTGATGATCAGCGAGCCCGGGCTGGTTCCGCCGATCGCAATCCCGAGAAAGCTGGGCGTGTTGTCCCAAATGCCATTCTGGCGGCCATAGGTTGTGCCGTCCGAGGGGGCTTCGGAGACCCCGCCCACCGCGTCGACATATTGCTTGGTGGCTGCCCCGAGGGCTGCGGTCGGATTGCCTGACAGGATCAGCGGGCCGGTCATCGGGTTGGTCCCGGTGCCGCCCAGCGGGACGACCTTTTGCCAGCTGACCGTCTGGCGGCCGTAGGCAAACCCGTCATTGGGCGCGTCGACCGAGCCGCCGACGATGACGGTGTCGACATAGCGCTTGGTGGCCGCCTGAAACGCCGAGCTCGGATCGCCCGACAGGATCAGCGGGCCGCTCATCGTCCCGCCGGCGAGCGGCACCGCGTTGCTGGCGATGGTGCCGATCGCGTCGGCGTACTGCTTGGTAACCGCACCGAGCGCGGCTGTCGGGGGGCCGGACAGCACCAAGAGCCCGGTCATCGTGTCGCCAGCCTTGCGGATCGTCGCCGCCCAGGAGCCAGGCGCGCCCCCCGCGCGACCGTAAATGTTCGCATCGGTCGGCGGCTCGGGGATGCCGGTGCCGGTGGCGCCCAATGTCGCGATTGCCGAAGTCAGCCGGCTGACAAACTGCGTAAAATTGCCGTCGTCGAGCACGTCGACGTGCAATGTGTTCATCATCATTTGGGCAATGCCGGCCGTCACAAACGATGATTGCCGATGCGCCTTGTTGAGCGTCGGCGACGGCAGCAAGCCAGTCGTAAAGCCGGTCGGCGGGATCGGGCTGGCGACCCACTGCGCCTGCGGCATCACATTGGCGCCGGGCGCAATGCCAATGGCAAGGAAGTCATTAGTGGGCATTCAGGATGATCCCCTTACGAGACCGGCGTTATGCGCTCGGCCCAGGCTCCGTAATCGAGCCCGGCCACTGCATTCGGGGGAAAGGCCACCCCGGTTGGCGGCGCCGGAACATCGACCGGCGGCGCCGGATCGCCGGGCACTCCGCCGGGGTAGAAAAACGGCGCCTGGTCGACGCCCGCGCCCGCCGTGTCTAAGCTCAGCCAGTAGGATCGCTCGGCCTGGGCATCGAGGCAGAACAGCGGCAGCCCGATCCCCGAGGTCCCGTCAGGCGGATGCCCTGTCGCCGGTCCCTGGTTTTGCCGGTAATAGTCGACCCCGACCCCGGCCGATTTGAGCCCCAGGTAATCGCCGGTAAACAGCGCCTGAGTGAGCGGATCGACGGGCGGGCCGAGCAGCGCCTCGATCAGGTGCATGTTGCCGTTGGTGCGCGCCACCAGCAGCAGGATCTCGCTGCCCGGCGGGCCGAGCAGCAAGCCTTGATCGAGCCCCTGGGCGGGATCGGTGCTATCCAGGCTAAAGTAGATCAGCGTGTCGAGCTTGGGCACTTCGTACCACAGGCTCTGATCGAGCCCGCGGCCCATAAAGTCGAGCGTGAAATCCGTCTCGGCGCGGGTCATGCCGTCCTGGATCAGCACCTGATACCCGGTGGCGTAGAACACCGCGTTCCACGCCTCGTAGAGACCGGGGATCGTCCCGTCCCACTGGTTGGCGATGATCCGGCCATGGAGCAGCGCGCGATACTGGCTGTCGTCGAGCGGCACCAGCTCGCTGGCGGTGTCGTAGGGGGTCAGCCATAGCCCCTGATCGAGCCCCAGATCGTAGTGGTGCTCGTCCAGCGTAAACCACTTGTGGGTCTCGACCGCGACGTAGCGCGACACGCCCACCCATTGCCCTAAAAAATCCAGTTGCTCGCCGACCGCGCTGTCGAGGTCGAAGAGACCGATCAGCGAGTTGGCGAGATTGATCCCGTCGACGTATGGGGCGACTGCCAGCCCCACCGTCGCCATGAATCTGGGACGCTGGGAATGCTCCGCCGCGATTTTGCTGAAATAGTCTTCCGGAGCCGCCATCAGGGCTGGACCACCAGCGTGATGTTGCTGGCATTGACGCTGGCCGCGGCGTTAAACGGGATGACGACGTCGGCCGAAGTCGTCGGGTTGGCTTCCGTCCCGAGCCAGATGCTCCGAACGACGTACTGAAGGCTCAGCGCATCAAGCTGTTGCTGCGTGAGCCCCGAGGCGCGCATCGCCGCGTCACCTGCGAGATCGGCAGGGGCAGCCAAGCGCGAGGCGTAGACATCCTCGCCAATCGTGGCGCTCGCCATGTACTCGACCAACGATCTGATGATCAGCACGCCAGTCGAGTCGAGATAGCCGGTCAGCGGCTGGATCGTGATCGTCAGCCAGACCGGGATGTTGCTGAGATAGAAAAAATCGATCGTGTTTGGCACCCCCTCTTGATCGTAGACGATCTGCTGCGTGGTGCCGTGCGTGCCGCAGCCCGTATTTTTTTTCAATGCAATGACGGTGGCGAGCTCGAGCGCGTCGCCGCCCTCGACCACCACCGCCACCGAATGCGGCGGGATCAGATCTATCGTGTAGTTGTCCGAGTCGTTGTCATAAACCACCGAGCGTCCGACCCCGGCGACATTGGCCACCGCACCCGCCAGCGTCTCGCGCGGGGTGATCGCGGGCAGGCTCGTCGAGAACGCCTGGCGTTTGCGCAGCGTCGCGTCGCTCTCGACCGGCAGCCCCGGGAAAGCCGAAGCCGGGTTGGTGACGGTCTGCCAGCCCGGCACCGTGGTCTGGATCGTCGTCACCGTGTCGGGTGCGGCGAGCGTGGCGCCCGGCAGCTGGGCGATTGCGGTGACCAGGATCTGCCCCTCGACCGGGATCACCACCTGCGGCGGCAAATTCCACAGGACGTTAAAGACATCGCTGACCACGCCATTGGCGATCGTGGTGCCGACCTGGCCGACCAGCAGCACCTCGACCGTGCTGTTGGAAGGCGACAGCCGCCGCAGCCCGTTGATCTTGACGACCGAGCTGAGCCCGACACCCTGTGCGGTGGTCGGCGCATACGAAAAGTATGCGGCGATGATCGCCTGGTTGTTGTCGTGGATGGCCTGCGCTTGAACAGCTAAAAGTTGTCCATCTTGGCTGTCGGGCGCCAAAAATGTATCTGCGCCAAATATGGCTTGATATTGGGCTTGCAATGACGATAAAATATCTTCAAATGGTGGCGCTGTAATTCCATCCGCATTTATAGTAACAGACAGTGTCTGTAAAGGAAAAGGACCAGGCATTTGTTATCCTCAAACTTTTATGTCTACGCCCTTTATCGTGATACTGAGATGACGCTGCCGTTTTATATCGGCAAGGGGAAGAATTCCCGGATGCAGCAACACGGGCGTCCAGCAGCCAAAGAGACTAGCCACCGCGCCAACACATGCCGACAAATTATTCGGACGCTTGGCTATCTGCCGATGCGCAAGATCGCAGAAGGGCTGACCGAGCCAACGGCGCTCGCTTTAGAAATTGCTCTAATTGCTCAGTTTGGTCCTTACCCTGACGGAATATTATTAAATCGACTCCCCGGCGGCGATGGGTTAGGCGGCATTGGCCGTCGTTGGACTGATGAAGAGAGAGCAAAAGTCAGCGCTACGCTTAAGGGCCGCAAGAAGGCCCCGGAGCATGCTGCCAAAGTTGCCGCAGCGCAGCGCGGAAAGATAGTTTCAATCGAGACACGGGCGAAACTGAGTGCTCGTCACTGCGGCAGGCCCGCTCACAATAAGGGGAAACCCCATACGCCTGAAACACGAGCAAAACTAAGTTTGGCGCTCGCCGGAAAGAAACGTGGACCACGACCGCCAGAAGTTGGGCGAAAGATCAGCGCAGCAAAAATCGGCAAAAACCGTCCGCCGCTTTCTTTGGAATGGCGGGAAAAAATTGGAACAGCTCAGCGCGGCAAACCTAAAAATCACTCCCCAGAAGGTCGTGCGCGTACAACCGCGGCATCCTTGACGCCAGAAGCGTTGGCTAAACGCGCTCGGTCAGCCACGATCACGCAAAGCCGATTATGGGCTGATCCAGATTATCGATTGCGTCAACTTGCTGCCATCGCCGAAGGACAGGCACGATCAACCAAACCTAAAGGCCGACCGCGGCGCACCAGAGACCGGACCCGAATTTCTTAGCTCTGGTAGGTGTTGTAGACGCCAAAAGTCCCGCTATCGACCAACACCGGCGCGTCGCCTGGGAAGTAGTTGGCGAGTACCGCGGCGCTGACATTGGGATGAATCACAGCACCATCGTGCGTCCAGCCCCTGCGCCCGGTTGCTGGCCCGGTGAAAGTCAAATTCCCGTTTGCCGCGACCGGGCTCTCGGGATCGTTAAAAGTGGCGTAGGAGTTGCCGCCCGCACCGATAAACTGATTGGTCCAGTGCGGCGTGCCGGTCAGCGTGTAGACCAATGGCCCGGTCGTGTAAAAAGTTGAATCGCCGCGCAGCAGGATATGACTGCCGGCACCGCCGCTGATCGTGCAGTTGCCGACCATGGCGCAGTGGGCGTGAAATATGCTGTGGATGTGAGCACCGGAAACCGGGCCAAAGTCACAAAAGCCGTAGCGGACGCGCGCATAATTGTTAGCCCAAATCGCATCACCTGTCGGATTGGTGAATCGGACGCCCTGGATCAACATTTGCACGTTGTTCTGCGCCTCGACACATGCCCCGGTGGTCGTGCCGGCTTGGATAATCACCGACGCCGGATTGGAGACACTGCCCTGAAAATTGAGATTGCTCGGGTTGCTGACCCCTTGCACATGCTCGTCTATCTTAAAGCCGGCATAAGCTATGGGGCTAGGCACGATGTTGATCGTGACCACCTGCAGGTTGGCGTCGACATGCTGCACGACCCAGTCCGCAGCGTGTTGCAGCGTCTTCCAGGCCGTGCTCGGGGTGGTCCCGTCGTTGGCGTCGCTGCCGGCCTGGCCGTTGACCCAGAAATTCTCTCCTCCCATGGGCGCGGTCTGGCGCGGTGCCAGCCCGACCAGCGCGGCGCGCAGATTGGCCTCAAACTCGGCGCTGTTGCCGTCATCGAGAATGTCGATCCCGAGCTGGTCGCACATCAGCTGCGCCAGCGCCGCGGTGACAAACGAAGACTGGCGCCAGATTTTATTGAATTTTGCGGATGGCGCAATTCCTGAGGAGAAGCCGGCCGCCGTCACAGGATCGTTCGCGTAGTTCGCTTGCGTGACGACGTTGGCGCCCGCGCCAGTTCCGAACGCAAGGAAGTCGTTCTGCGGCATAAGAGGGTGATCCCCCAAAAAAACGGCCGCCAAAACGGCGGCCTGTTAGGCGCGGAAAGAAGAGTCGGCGGGTTAGCGCGGCGCGGTCAGCCGACGCTGCGGGGCGGCGATGGCCGGTGTTTCACGTGAAACACTCGACGTCACGACCGGGCTTAGGCGAAACACCACCGCTCCCGATGGCGTGACCGAGATCCCCGGCTGCGGGTTGGTTACCTGGCCAAAGGCGGTGAAGACCTTGCAGCTGACCGCCCAGCTGCGGTTGGTCGCGTTGTAGTTTGAACTATAGTCGGTCAGGTTGGTGACATAGGGCGTGCCGAGGATGCGCTGGCGGATCGCCGCGTCAGGGCTGCCCGGCCCGCGCGGTTTTCCGAGGATCTGCTGCAGCCAGGGCGTGCCTTCTGCTAAGTCAATCCACCATTCTCCAGTCCACAGGTTAAGCCGGGTCAGGATCGCCTGGGCGACCGCGGCGGGGCTGTCGACGAGGAAATTGGCCGCCCCTCTGCCAAAGGTCATGTCGCCGTTAGCGTCGAGCGCCCGGTACCGAAAGGTCATCCGCCGACGGGTGGACCGGACTGGTCAAACCCGCCTCTGACCCCGGTGTGCGTATGATGCCGCAAGCTGACCCCGCCGGCCCGGACATCGCCGTTGGCGGTCACGTCACCATTGGCGGTGACATTTTGGTCGGTGTGAATATCGCGCTGGGCGGTGATCCGGCCGTTGGTCTCGATCAGCGGGCTCTCGACGTGGATCTTGTTGCTGGCGAGGATCTCGACCAGCGGCGTCTCGATGTGCAGCTTCTCGCTGGCGGTGATGTCCATCTCCTTGCACTTCACGGTGACTTTCTCGGGGCAGTAAATGTTGACGCTGTCGCTGGTCACTTGGATGCAGACATCGCCCTTGTCGGTGCGGATCTCCAGCGAGTCGAGGGTAACCGCCCGGGTCTTCTGATCACTGCGCAGGTCGACTTCGAGCGTCTGGCCACCGCTGCTCTGCCCGTTGCCGCCGAGCTTGCGCGGCTTGGAGCGGATGCCCGGCACGTACATCGCGTCGGAGAGGTCGTGGCGCCGCTGCTCGACCTGAGTCTGAATT